ATATTGTGGGAATGGGTTAAAAACAAAAACAAAGAATTTCCGGATAGGGTAAAAGAAATTTTGAAGAAGTATGAAGAGGCAATGGATCATATAAGTCAAGCAATACGACAAACAAATTCCATAAAGCCAGATGTAGAGTATAAAAACACGATAAACATAAACAGGAAAATGAAACATTTGGCAGAAATTTATCGAAGAGCAATTGATGCTTCGAATAAGCTGGTGGATTTTAAGTAATTTTATCACTTATTTTTCCCAAATGCATATATTTATAAACATAGACCGAAAATCACAAGGATTTATTTTATGGCAGACTTGCTAACCAACAACGAGATGTTCTATACAATTTGGGAACCGAAGACCAAGAATAGGTTCCTAATGTATGTGGACGGGATTCCTACCTACCTGATTCGAAAGACTGATCGTCCAAAGTGGACACAGGAACGCAAAACCATTGATTACATCAATTTGCAATTCTTCTATAAGGGAAAAACCATTTGGCAGGAAATCACTCTTGAACTCTACGATCCAGTTGTTCCGTCCGGCACCCAAACGGTCTTTGAATGGTTCCGTCTTTCTCATGAATCTGTGACTGGTCGTGACGGATACCAAGATTTTTATAAAAAAGAAGTCACCATTGATGTTCTTGGTCCGGTTGGTGATAAAGTTGAAGAATGGACTCTTAAAGGTGCATTCCCAACTTCTTTTGAAGGCGGAGAACTTAATTGGACTGATACTGGAGACCCAGTTATTATTACATTGCAATTGAGCTACGACTACGCCGTACTCCAATATTGATGTATGATTATGCTATAATAGCGTAATCGAGAATAAAATATATTGCGTTTTGAAATCCTTCTGATATAGTTACAATCAGAAGGATTTTTATGTACAGATGTAAAATATGTGATGATGTCGAGTTTGATAATTATACTTCATTGAGTAGGCATATGGTCAGAACTCATAAGATGGATTCTATTCAATTCTATGTGGATTATAATTTGAATGGAATTTGGCCTACTTGTAAATGTGGATGTGAAGGAAAGGTGAAATGGTCGTGGGAATTGAAGGGGTTTAGAAATTATTGTCAAGGGCACCAAAGTAGAGTTCATAATAATTGGGGACATAACAAAAAAGCAATTGATGCGTCGGCAGAAACTCGACGAATTCAGTATGCGTCCGGAGAGCGTATTCAGTGGAATAAAGGATTAACTAAATATGTAAATGAGAGTGTAAAGTTGAACGGAAAACTTAGGTCTATGGCATATACTCCAGAAGTTAAAAAGGAATATGCTCTTCGCATGAAAGAAAATCGTTTGAATGGAGTTGTTCCGACACGATATGGGCCATATTCGTCTCAATGGAAGGGTGGTGTATCTGAGGTAAATGTAATGGCAAGATCAGATAAAAAAATGTATGAGGAGTGGAAATATCCCATTCTTGTAAGAGATGGATTTAAGTGTATAAAATGTGGTAGTGGTTCTCCGTTACATGTCCATCATGACAAAGAACAAATGTGTGAAATTGTTAAGAAACATATGCCAGTTGACATTCAGGTTATAGAGGATTTTGAATTAAAGAAGGTAATTGTATCAAAAATAGTGGATTATCACATTACCAATAAGATTTCAGGTGTTACGCTGTGTTCCAAATGCCATAATGAGATACATCCATCGTTGAATTTTGATTGATTTTACGCTATACAATGATATATTTATAAATTGGACTTGGAGTCACTATGAAACAAGAACTTTTGGAATATATCATTCGTGAATGTGCAAGAGAAGTAATTGCACAAATTAAAGAAGATGAGACTATAGGTGCCGCTGCTCCACCAGCCGATGGACAAGGCACAGCAGATCAACCTGCAATTCCCAAGGACAAGGACACTAACCCAGAGCCACCACAAGATAAGGAAACTCCGGAGGTTCCTAGTTCTCCAGATTTGAAGGGCACGAATTTCGTCAATCCCCGTGATAAATCCAGACTCCAGAAAGTAGAATTAAAAGGAGGAGATGATGCATCCCTCGAAAGAACTCTTCACAGATTAGCGTCTTCCGTAGCAGGGGCACGAGTAAAAGTTGCATTAGCTACTTTAAGAGCCGCAAAGGAAGCGGCCAGAAATCCAAGTTCTACATTGTTTCTTTATATCGGAAAATATGACCCTGAATCTGATGAAATATTTTTGATGGCAGACAAAAGTCTTCAAGTAGCCAAAGACTCAAGTATTCCCCCATCGGAAATATCAAGTGGAGTTTCTACGATTCCACCCGATATGTCAAATCAATTTGACCCAAACACAGCTTCGACAGCAGACTATATTAAGCGAATGAGTTCGGCAGGACAAACCATTCCAGAGCCAGTTGCCGAGAATTTGCTTAAGTCCGTAAGAGAAATTGTTAACGAAATTTTGGACGAAAAGTAATGAAGAAGAAACAACTCGAAGAGCTTGTTCGTGGTATAGTACGTGAAATGTTGAAGGAATATGACGCCTCCATGTCTGTTTCTGACATGAGGAAACTAGCGGATTCCGATCCTTCTTTGAATGGCTCTACTCCTCCTAACGATGCCATGACTTCTGCTGAGAAGTCGAGAATTGCTCGTCAGCAAAAAGACGATACTAACAGAGAAATAAAACAAAAAGAAATTGAATTGGATGCGGCCAAGAAAAAAATGTCATTCCAAAACAAAGATCGTGATCAATTGAAACGTTTTACGATTCCAAATTTGACCAAAGACCTTCAAGCCCTAAAAGGTGCTCAGATATAATTAATCGAAAATTCTTGGTTGTTACCTATGTATTTGCAAAGGTAACAACTATAGAATTTATGCCAGATCAAATCATACCCATTACACGACCTAGCGTTGTGAATGCAGTTCCGCCAGTACAACGACTTGGGGAAAGTAAGTTTCCAACCGAAGTTATAAGCCTTCCTAGTAAAGGCTGGTTTTATCCAGAATCCAACCCACTTTCTAGTGGCACGTTAGAACTTAAGATGATGACTGCCAAAGAGGAAGATATTTTGGCTTCACAAAACCTCTTTCAAAAGAAAATAGTTTTCGACAGACTTTTGGAGTCTGTTGTAGTGAACAAGCACATAAAACTCGATGAAATGTTGATTTGTGATAGAAATGCTGCTTTTTTTGCGATTCGCAGACTTGCATATGGCGACAAGTACGATGTGAAATTGTCTTGTCCTCGTTGTGCTGAGGAAAATGATGTGTCGATTGATCTTTCTAAGATGGATAACCGTGAGTTTAATTTCGAAAACTATCCTCGTGGAGAAAATAATTTCTCATTCGTATTGCCAAATTCAAAAGTAAAAATTACATTCAAACTGTTGACCAAAAAGGATGAGACAGCTATTGAGGAAGAATTGAAAGGCCGTGAGAAAGTTGACAAGGAATATAGAAAGGAAATTACTACCAGACTGTTCCATGTCATTACAAGTGTTGATGGAAATGGAGAGACGGCTCGCATTCGCCGATTTGTTACAGAGGAATTCCTTTCTAAGGACAGTATTGAGTTTCGCAAATATATCCGGGACACAATGCCCGATATTAACTCTACATTTGATTTTGTATGTTCAAAGTGTGGAGCAGAGCGAAGGGAGGAAGTGCCGATTGATCGGTCCTTTTTTTGGCCTAACGGATGATTATCAAATCAGGTTACATGAGTTGATTTCGGAATTGGGGAAGACATATAATTTCACACATGATGATTGGTACAGTATGCCAATCCAGTTGAGAACTTTTTATGCTCGGAAGGCAGTCAGAGATAATGAGCAGGAAAAAGAAAAGCTTGAATCTGCCCGGGCACAGGCCGAAGCAAGTCAAAACAGATCATCTCAGTTTCCTCGTGGTCCTGCCGTGGACCGTCGTTAGACTCCGTAGAAGTTCCAGACGTTGTTCATTACAAACAGCGTAATCCATGCCAGAATGGCCGTGATCCACAAGATGACACGTATTGTGAACAATTTCTTATCTGCCATTCGAATTTCCACTTCGGTCATGGGAGACCCGTATGTTCCACCACAAACCTTACGTCTCAAGTCCCTGCAAAGAATAGGCTCCAAGGCAGGGGCTATCAAAAGAGCAATGAACAGTGTCAGGAGAGCAACACAAGCGAGAGCGGCGAATACACGCACCAAATCACGCCACAATTCCCCGAGAAACGTTCGCTCATCATGAATTACGATTTTATCGTCATGATCTTCTATTCTCGCATCGGTAAGCATCATGGTCACAATATACGCTCCCCATATAAAAAGTCAAGCCCCAAAATGAAAATCACAGGAAATTGACGTAAGCGTCTATTTATAATAAGACTATGGATATCAAACAAAAATCCGACCTCAAGGAAGTCGCCGCAGAAAGTTTGGAAGTTCGTGATGTACAACGACAAATCACGAAAAGCTTGA